CACGCCCAGCCAACAGCACACGGCGGCGACAAGTAGGCGATCAAATATCATTCTTCCTCCTGATGTTCTTTAAGTCTGCGCTGTAGTCTGCCAATGCGCTCGACGTTGTAGGTGACGATGGAAGCCGCATACTCCACTGCGCTCTCCGCTTCCAGCTTCTTGATGATCGCCTCGCGCATTTCTTTCTCGATGATCTCACTGATGGGCTTTGGCTTCATCAGTTCCTTGATGTACTTGAGTGTTGAATCTTTCCAACTCATGTGTTCTTCTTCCTTAAAAGTAGTTCAAGAGTTTTTGCAAACTGCTTTTGCTCTACAGGCATGATGTCTTTTTTGCGAATTTTTATGATGACTCCATAAATTAATTCAATCTCCTCATTTGTCAGTCCTACCCATGTGCGCTGTGACATTGCATTAACAGCTTTGTCCACACTTGATTGCGCTTGCTTTTGCATTCCATCAATGAACCCAGTCTCATACCCACGTTGGTACTCCGTAAGAGTATGCACCGCCGTCTTCACCGCCTCCTTGCGCTGCTTGGCCTGTTGTTCAATCTCGTTGAACGCCTCGTCTTCTGGGTCTTGAATCATTTCCTGTCTCCGTTCTGTAATTGATCAATCGCTGCTATCAGGATCGCGCCGACGACCACGACCAGCACGCCGCCAATCAGCATCAGCCCCACCAGCATCAGTACGTTCTCGAACATATGTGTACCCCAATTCTCTTTCTAATGCATCCACACGGCGCTGGAGCTGGGAGTTTTCTACCAGCAACACGCGCCACGCCTCAAGGACCATTTTCGTGTCCTCATCCATTTACCGACTCTTTTTTTGAATGTGCTGTGTAACTATGCTGCGCATAGCCAAATTCAATTTTCCCCACCATCATTTCATTGACCCACGTTCTGCGGCCACTTAAATATTGGCGGAAGTGCCCACGTCTTCTGTGCCTTCTGGGACTTGCGTGGCCATTGCCCGTTGCCACAATTTCTTCTTTTTCGTGTTGCGCTGTCACGTCAATCACCGTCCAAGTATAGATAGGCTTTTTGTTTTTACGCACCCGCTTTGCATTGGCCGCAGAGGGTATCGCCGTATATGCAGTCACTGTTTCTTTCAGATCAACCGACACATGCATGTACCTTAAATAGACGCTCAGGACCATATCCATCCACATGGTGCCGAGGTACTCTTCGGGGCAGCTAAACGTATCGATATATTCCTTTTTTGCACTCTCAGGGTCCTGCTCCCGCATAGCCTCAAGTATCTTATCGGGGCTGTACTTTTCCCCAATTCGTACAAGCTTTTCTCTCGTAGACGTGTGAACAATCTCTGCCACATCCCCGCCCTTCCCTCGGAGAAATACTTGCAGTTTTTCAGAGTGGCGTTCAATAGTTGTTGAAAGCGTTTGTCCGTTGGACAACTTGCGAACTATCCCCATTTTTTCAAAGGGTAAAAACAAGCTTTTGATCTCACTTTCAAACAGATCAGGGAACTGTGGGCGAAGCTTAAGAAATTCTTCTTTTGAAAGCTCCTTCGCTTGACCAAGGTCAATCCATGTGTAGTCCTCAGGATTACCGTGGTCAAACTTTAATGAAAATGATTCCAGAATATTTTCAGTCATCTCTTTTCCTCAAGTAATGCCGATCACGTAAACCAAAGATAAAAACCGTGCAAGATCCCAATCGGGAACATGATTGCGCCAGCCAGTAAGAAGCCCCACAAGCCATCAGCAAAGCAAGTAAAGATATGTGTCAGCCATGCAGCGAAGCACAGCAGTCCAATAATTCCAGCCATTATTTTTCCCTTTCTTTTGTCTCTGCCTTAGGGCAAACATGTCCCTGGGCCGTGGTCCGTGAATCCCAGGCCTGTTTGCACTCAGTGCAACGATAGACCGTGCTCTCGGTAATCCTGACCCATCTCTCCCCGTGAATGCCCCGAGAAAGTCCTCTGTAGGCGCGTATAACCTCGATCATGGCTCACCGAACGCGGCCGTCCAGGCGATCTGCTACCAAAGTAGCGTAGCCTGCGATGTCCACCCAGTGGTCAATCACGTCGGGATTGCCGTTGACGATGCGCCCGATCTTGTGGACGATCATCTCAAGGGCTTCCCACTGGTCATCGGCAAAGGTCTTGCCATGCTTGGCCGCGTGGGCCGCCAATTCCCTTTTGATCGCCTGCATCAACGCCGCACCATCCTTGAACTTGCCGTAGTTCTCGGCCCGAGCGTCCAGGGTCTTGTCTACGTTGGGGGCCTCAGATGCAGGGCTGCGCGTGACCTTGACTGGTTCTGGCATGGGCAACATCTCAGGGACGACAAAATTCCTCAAGTCTTCCAAGGCGCGGGCGCGCATCTTGTAGACGTTGGAGATGCTCATCTTGTGCTTGGCCGCTGCCGCAGAGGCACTTGCGTTGGGATTTTTTCTAAAAAACTCATAGACCTTTTGGCCTTTAGCGGAAAGATTGGTACTCATGTGAAACTCCTTTGTGGTTGAAAAATTGCAGTTGCTCTAGATGGTGGTTGTTTTTTCTCTGAAAGCCTTGAGGCGGTTTTCTGATTCCGCATCAAGTTGCTTTTGGGGAACAACAACCTCTTCTGTCGTGAATTTGTGTCCATTGCCACACTCTCTTCTGCGCCTGTAGCGTGTAACTGTCAGGCGTGTCTCGCTGACCGTGGTCCAGGCTCCACATTCGGGGCAGTTCATTCCTCGCCCCCTGTCTCTATGAGGGTGCCGGGGGGAACAGTTTCCTCTTGCGTCTCTTGCTTCTCTTCACGCACTCTCAACATTGCGTCAGCCATCTTGTACGCGGCGCGAGCAGTGTCGTCAAAGTCCATGTCCCGTCTCCAGTCGGGGTCGGACAACAACCCCTTCATGGCGTCAGACGCAAAATAATCTCTCAGCAACATGCCCTTACTGTCTCTCACGAGAACACTTGGGAATGCGCGAAGCAATGGCTTGAATGGCATATCACTCTCCTTTCATCTTTCTTAAATATTGAGCGGATGATACACCAGAACCATCCGCTGTGGGCATTGTATCGAATCTTTTTGCAGCCTCCTCAAGAGCGGCCTCCCAGGCCTGTTGCCACACCGTGGCCGACCACCCATCATCATTCTCAAAGGCCCGTGGGCCGATGAACTCGTCAAATCGTACTTGAGAAATCTTCATGACTTGTTCTCCTCTTCTTGTTTCTTTTGTGCCTCTAGCTTTTTCCTTTGCTGGGCCATTGTTTGATAAGACTGTATGTGGGTTGGATCAAGCTTCGCACAAACCAGCTTGTACTCTTCATACAAATGCGCATAGGCCAAGTCTCTTTCCGCCCAACGTATCTTCCAGGTCTGCAAGTTCTCTATCAAATCCGCTGCTTCTTTGAGCAGGGCCGATAGTTCCTTGTCCCGTGTCATTTGAGACACGTGCATCAATCTGTTGACAATCATTTATTTTTCCTCGAATGGCAGTTGGTTCTGCCGGGTTGCAATCTCGTCCTCGAAGTTTATGAGGTCCTCTGTGCTGAACGCACGCGTGATATCAATGCGCCCACGTCCATTCTTGCTGCGAATAGAGGCCGCTTCCAGATAGATGGATTTGATCTCCACTTGCTCCGGGAGCCATGAGCCGTCAACCTCCATGGGAGGCAACACATCAAAGATAATATTTACGGGCAACTGGACGTTTGACTTGTACATGTTTGGCAACCTGTTTAGCTTTCTTAAGACGGACCTTGGCTTTGGGCTTGGGTGGAGGTGTTTCACCACTCTCGATGAGGGCTTCTCGTTCTTCGGCCGCTTTTAATGCAATCTCGAACGCCGGGTCTACCAAGACTTGCATCTGGTCTCCCATACCCCTGCCGTAGAACTCGCTCATTTCTCTAAGCTTGGCGTAGGTCTCCATGCGAATAGCAACAGACATCCAAGGCTTAAGACGCTGTACGGGCGGAATGTTTCTTCCTGGTTTCTTTAAAGTCATTGACTCTCCTTTCTGTGATCTGGCTTGCAGTGTATCGAAAATCTTTAGGTCTTGCAACAAAAAATAGGCTAGGAGTTACCCTAGCCTATAAAGGAGACTGATCGAAGCAACTGCAAGAAGCTTCCCCTCAATCATACCTTTACTTGGCCTCTCCCCAGCTTGGGCCCATCTCCACGTCCACCCGGGACGGGACTTCCAAGTCAACGGCGGTTGCCATGATATGGGCCGCGTCGCGTGCTTCCTCAGCCGTGTTAACACTCAGGGCGATCTCGTCGTGAACCTGAAGCATCAAGTGAAACCCCGCCTTGTGCAAAGCCACCATGGCCGCTTTGGTTTGGTCGGCGGCAGAGCCTTGGATCAGCTTGTTCAGGCCTTTGTAGGTGGCCGCGCGCTTGATCCTTGGGCCGTATTCCACGATGGCCTGCTCATAAGGGAGCGCCTTGTTCACGCCCCACTGCACCGGCTCGTACAACGGGAAGCGGCATTTGCGTCCCAGGAGCGTTCTGATGGACCCACCAGATGCCGGATGTTCAATCCGTTTCATGACCGCGTTCACAGTGCCCTTCAAGAACGGCACCTTGGTGTGAAAGGTGCCAATCAACTCGCTGGCCTCCTCCACGGGCAGGTCCAACTCATGGGCCAGCTTTGCCTTGCCCATGCCATACATCAGGCCCAGACCAATGGTCTTGGCTTGCTTTCGCTTGATTCCTGCCATATCGGCGACCATTTGGTGGAAGTCGGTATCGGGGTTTTCCCTATAGGCGTCTGCCATCTTCTCTGCGCCGGGCAGGTCCAAGAGCGTGGCGTAGTGCACCAAAAGCCGTGGTTCTTGGGAACTGAAGTCGTTGGCTGCCCAAATCTGCCCTTTTTCGGGCAGGAAGAGTGAGCGCACCATGGGCCCGATGATTTCGTGGCGGGCGGGCACTTGTTGGAGGTTGGGGCTGTTCATGGACAGGCGGCCGGTGATCGTGCCGCCTTCGTCGTTGCGCATCTGGTTGACGTGAGGATGAATCCTGCCTGTCTTGGCGCTGAAGTCGAGGTAGGGCTGCAAGAACGTGCTGTGGGTCTTGTTGGTCTCGCGCGCTTCGACAATCAGCTTGGCCACGGGGTGGTCGCAGGAGTCCAGAAAGCCTTTTGTAAAGCTTGCCGCGCCGGCAGCGGTCTTGCCGTAGGAAATCCCCAACTTGTCAAACGAATGGGCAATGCTGGCGGCCGCCCAGATATCCACAGTTCCTCCACACAAAGACTTGAGCTCTGCAAAGATGGCCTTCTCCCGTTGGACAAGCTTGTGGATAGTTTTCTCGCACCTTTCACGGTCAAAGCGGATGCCCTTCAAGGTGAGCTCCAACAGCACGGGAAAGGCCGCTGTCTCCAGGTCAAAGATTGACTCGACCTCGTCTTGTCGCAACTTTATCTTGAAGTAATGCCACAGCTCTAGGGTCAGTGCCGCGTCTTGCTCGGCGTATTCACCGACATACATGGCAGGGAGCTTCCACAGCTCTTTCTTGGGATGAACGCCAAAATCAGCGGCGGCTTGCTTAAGCAGGGCTTCCGATTTGACCTTTTTAAGGTAGTCAAAGCCAAGCGCATTGAGGCTGTACGAGAAGCGGTTCTCGTCCAGGAGCGGGGCGGCAAGCATGGTGTCAAGTATTCGCCCGTTGACGGTGAATCCATTGGCCCTAAGCCAACCGCAGTCATAAGCCGCGTTGTGCATGATTTTGTCAGCGTCAGTAGCCAGGACATCTTTTATCCACCGCTCAACAAGACGTTTATCAAGATTGCCACCACCGCCGTGAGCAACAGGATAGTATCCGCTCCAGCCGTCAACAGCCACAGCGTAACCAGCAATGAAGCCGTCATTACGGGGCCATCCCGGCCCAAAAGATTCCATATGTGGGTCACAAGTTTCGAGGTCAATTGCAATCTCCTTGGCGGTGGACAGGTTGGGGAAAGTCTCCGGTGGCATCCACTCGGTGAGTGTTGGAAACATTGGCATGGTTTTCACAGTCGAAATCCCTTGAGTTCATTTTTTGGAAGCACGTAGTGCAGTGCTTGCTTGGCGCGCGTGATGCCCACATACAGCAGTCGATTCACGTCATCTGAGTTGCGCTCGTACTCCTTGGCAAAGCGCGTGGAAAGGTCCCCGAGCAGTAGCACGTTGTCCGCTTCTCCGCCCTTTGCTCCGTGGATCGTGGACAGCTTGATGGGGATGTTGCCCGTGAGCTTTGTGCCGCGTCGCAAGAGCGCGATGATGTAGTCACGCTTGTCTTCGCCAATCTTCAGGAGTGCCTCGTGCCAAATGATGTCGGGAGCCAAGAGCCCTTGTTCTTGTCGCAGGCGTTCCATGCTGTACACGCCGTTGGGGTCCGCGAGCCGTAGTCCTTTGTACCCGTGCTTGATAAAGTCGGAGCCCAAATACTTGTAGACGTTCTTGACAACAGGGAACGGCAATTCTTTGCCGCGTCTTAGGTTTTCCCAGCCCAACACGGCCGACAGAATGCCTTCTGAGATGCTGCGTTGTCCGTGGCGCTCGAACAGCAGTCCCTGGCTCTTAATCCACGTGTGCATCTCGGTAAGCATGTAGTTGGTACTGGCAAGAATTAGCCAGTTGCCGTGGCTGATGTCCACATGGGAGAAGTCGTTGTAGTAATGGATGTGCCCTTCTTCGGCACGTGCCTTCCATACCTTTGGCTGGCGCTTCTTTATGCGGTGCACAATTACATTGGCCATTGCGTGGATTTTGGCAGGCACGCGGTAGGATTGATCGAGGATGGTGATTGCGCCGTTAAAGTTTAGAAAACTATCGACGTCGGCCCCTGCCCAGTTGTAGACGGCCTGGTCATCATCCCCGGCTAAAAAAGAACGCTTTGACCTTTTGGCCAACTCTGTCACCAAGTCCCACTGCAAGCGGGAGAGGTCTTGTGCCTCGTCGATGATCAGCGCGTCCAGTCTAGGAAGTCTCTCAGGCTGATGCACGATCTGCTCGAGCAGGTCAGTAAAGTCCAAGAGCGCAC